TCAATGGGGTATGCTCGTGATGAGCTTTTATTTTGGGGGTCGTACTCTTGAGAAGATTATGGATATGAAGAAATGAAGCTATCAGAAAACTTTAGCCTACAAGAGCTAACAAAGAGCGAGACTGCTTTACGACTTGGTATGAAGAATGATCCTACTGAGGCAGATATAGAGAATCTAAAGACTTTGTGCGAGAAGGTGCTACAGCCTGTTCGTGATAACTTTAAGATGGGCGTTAAGGTGAATTCTGGCTATCGTCATCCAGAGGTTAACGCTAAGGTTGGCGGCTCTAAGACTTCAGACCACTGTAAAGGTCAGGCTGCGGACATCGAGATACCTAGCATTGCTAACGCTGATCTAGCTAACTGGATTTCGGATAACCTAAGTTACACGCAGTTAATATTAGAGTTCTATACTCCTGGCATTCCTGATAGCGGCTGGGTTCACGTATCCTACGATCCTAAGAACTTAAAGAAGCAGAATTTAACTGCTACATCTAAAAATGGTAAGACTGTTTATCAAGATGGGTTAATCGCATAGGAGTTAGATATGAAATGGATTGCTTTATTTTTAATTGCTAGTGTTGCAACGGCAGCAACTTTAGATGATAATGGCAATCTATTGTTATCGAAAGAAGAAGTAAATAATACTCGTGCGTTATATAACGAACTAAACCGAGTAATTCAGTACCAACAATATCGGATAGAGCAACTAGAGAAGGTTGTTGAAGATGTCGAAAAAAGGAAATGCCTCTAAGATTCCTGACGATTGTATGCCGATGTGCCGAACGTGCGCTTTCTTTAAACAAGATAAAGATGGTGACTTAGGCGAATGTCACCGACTCCCCCCTACATTACTGCCCGAATCTGATGGCGGTGTTTCTTTTTCCTTTGCACTAACAGCCTCTGATGAGTGGTGTGGTGAATATATACGGAGAGTAAACTAATGGTTGCTAAAGTATGTTCAGACGAAGAATTTATATCGTTATGGAGTCAAACACCATCCACTGCTGAAGTAGCTAGAATATTAAATTGCCACGTAAGAACAGCGAACGCAAAACGCAGAAGCATTGAAAATAGACTAGGCATCATTTTAAGATCGCCTGACGTTAGAAGTCCCGACTTTAATTTAACGATGCCAGCAAATGGTGTTAGAGCGTTGCTTGATATGCCTGATGGCTGCATCATAGTAGGAAGTGATTGTCACTACTGGCCTGACGATATAGCCACAGCTCACCGAGCATTCGTCCACGTAGTAGATCAACTCAAGCCTAATGTGGTCGTGATGGCAGGAGACGTATTCGATGGGGCTAGTATTTCACGTCATCCGTCTAATGGTTATGAAGTACGTCCGAACGTAAAGCAAGAGTTAGATGCTTGCCAAGACAGATTAGCAGAAATAGAAGCTGTTGCCGGAAATGCAAAACTTCTATGGACATGGGGAAATCACGATATTCGTTTCTCAGCCAGAATCTCTAATCAAGTTGGCGATACTTATAAGGACGTGATGGGTTTTAATTTGCCAGATCATTTTCCACGATGGAAATTCTCTATGTCGATTATGGTAAACAATAATACCCAGATCAAGCACAGGAATTACAACGGAATACACGCTGCATATAACGCCACACTTAAGTCAGGTATGTCAACTGTCAACGGGCATCTTCATTCCCTCAAAGTAACCCCCTGGACAGACCTAACAGGCACTAGGTTTGGCGTCGATTGCGGCTCATTAGCAGACGTTTGGGGGCAACAGTTTGCATATACAGAGGATTCGACTCGCAACCATCGTTCAGGTTTTGCAGTCCTTACTTATCACAATGGCAAGCTAATGCCGCCTGAACTTTGTGAAGTTATTGACGAAGAAGCTGGGCTTGCATTTTTCAGAGGTCAAGTTATCAGTGTTTAGACTCGTTGATTACTTCTTGCAGACGCTTAATCTCCATGCGTAGATGGTAGATAATTTCGTTTAAGTCTTTATTTTTTGACTGCAAATCAATCATAATTTCTAACTGATCTCTAGAAATAGCTTTCCATTGTTCTAATACAGTCATTTTCCACACGCTCTCTTTCTAGCTGCTTCCAGATCAGACTGAAACCACCATTTAATACACAGATTATCTACTTGCCTTGTGTTCAGCAAGTGCATACCGTCCTGATAGCCACGTTCGTATTCACGCTCTAATTTGTCTTGTATTGCTAACGTAATGCCTAATAGCATCAAGCTAACTCCTAGTAAAAACAGTATCCTCATAGCAAAGCCTTTATATCCTTAATCGACATCTTAAACGTCTCGTGGATAGCAATAATCATGTCTGCGCTAACCTTGTACTTGCCTGTGCGAATCTTTGACAGAGTTGGTGTGCTAAAGCCTATTTTTAACGCTAACTGACGGTCGTTCTTAATGTCGTAAGTCTTTTGTAAGTAATCAAGCAATTTCATATTTTTCCTTTGTAAGTGCAGGGTCACTATCGAGAGTGATGTCGAAGGAGACGGATAGCCCCTGCTGCCAGTGTTATAAGTCACCTCTGGCTGGACTAAACATCAAAATGGGACTGAGTCTAAATCGTCATCAATAAACTTTTCAGCCTTTGGTTTAGCTTGCTCATCCTTTAGTTTAAATGAGCAGCTCATAAACTTGCCTGACTTACCTTCCTTTAACCATGCGCTAACCCATATCGGATTACCGTCTGCGTCTTTACCATCGCCACGATAGTCAGGATGTTTGTCGGATTCTTTCTTGTCATTTTTAAACAGGGAAAATGTACCTGGTTTCGCTTCGTATGCCATTATTTATCCTTTAGCTTCTTGATTCATTGTCTTTAATGTACTGCGACACTTACTGCTTAATTGCGCCCAAACTGCCGTTGATGCTGTTACATCGAAAGTAGTCTGATCTCGCAAATCCCATGCTTCAAACGCAGCCCACTCATTACCTGCATCAAACTGCGCCTGAATATGATTCGATAACTTGTCCACTAAGGCTGCTAAACGAGCGTCTAAGGCATCTTTTGCGCCATCTGTAGCGGATATAGTGGCTTTCTTTTCCTTTAGCGGCTCAGAGGCATCTACAATATCAGACTCACTGACGGCAAGCGCAAGTACAAGTAGGTACCTCGAAATATAAGTAAGCTGGGCGCCCAGATTCTGAACTGGCATACATCCTTTTAAAACTGCTGGTTCCATAGGGCAGCAGAACTTAATAAACGACATATCATTTTGATCTGTGATGTACAGTGTTGCCATATCTTTACCAAACTCTAGAGAATAGCAAAGATCGTAAGTCTGAAATAACGTGTTAATTGCTGGAAGCAGGTCACTAAGCTCAAAGTAGCGATACCCTGCGAATTTATTGTGTCCTGACTTCTTGAGTTCCATGTTCTGCAACTCGACTCGGCAGGTTTGTAATTTACGAAAAACATTATGCGTAACTTGATCCATTTATTTATCTCCTGAATTAATCAAAACTTGAACATACTACCCATAAAAAAAACAAGACTGCGATTATAACCAACTGATGCTCATCAAGCCATTTAATCATTCGTCATTCTCCATTTCGTTAGCTAATTCGTGTACTTCTCTTGGTGGTAACGTCAATGCTCTGTAAGCCATCTTTAATACTTCTTGTTCGCTTTCTGATAATTCTCTACGTTCTAACTTGTCAACCATTAAGCGGAGAACATAAGTCATCTCAGCCATCATCCATTTGTCTATCAAAATATACTCCTTTTAAGTTTGAACTCACGTAAATCTCTTTGGTACTGCGCTTCTGATTCTTGCTCATCTTCTATTTCTTGACGTATCTGCATTTGCTCGGCACACTCGTAATCTTCGGCTGGTCTGCCTAGTAACGTATCGTCTAGGTCATCAAGAAAGTTTATATCTGCATTTGGTAGATCAGGCATTTGCTTGTATGTACTTAAATCCATGTTTTTGCTCCCTCAGTTGTTTGTCGATGGATGAATCATAGTTCTTTCAGTAAACATGGTCAACAACTATTTATTAATAGAAACATAGAAATCAATAGAAATAATTTATAAGCAGAAATATAAAAAGTATGGCAAGCTATCCGTTCATTGGAGGTGACGATGATTAAATTTGCAGTAGCAGGACTAGCGTTAGGGGTGTTACTGGCTGTATCACTAGGTGTTACAGTTACTATTTTATTAATAATGTTTAACTAGGAGGCAGGAATGAAAGCATTCCCAACAAATATAAAGGTAGCAACTGGTGGAGATGGTTGGCGTACTGATTATGGAATGGACTTACGTGATTACTTTGCAGCTAAAGCTATGCAAGCTATGGTCAATGAGTACGATGATTTTAATATGATGTCGAAGTACGCATATGAAATGGCAGACGCAATGATGAAAGCGAGGGAGCTATGAGAGATCCAGTATGGTTTAAAGAGTTTGAGCGTGAATATAACGAACGTGAGGAGCGTTTAGACGAGATACGTGAGAATCACAAGAAGTTTAAGGAAGAATCTCAACAATCTAAGGATGAGAAGCTGCAAAACCATTTATCGTTATGGCGCAAGCGTAAAGTTCTGGAGAAAGAAAATGGGTGATATCTTTCAGGAGATTCCTAAATCCAACACTAGGAAGTACCAGATTTGCGTGAACTTCCTTAAGAATTACCCGTTAAATTCGGAGCAATACGCTGAGTATTACGGAATGATGAGCTTTAAGTCTCTGGCTCTAATGCGCTGCGAGTTCGATGATATGTGTGCTGAGGGCTTGCTAAAGAAATATCAAGGAAGTTATAGTCCTAGTCCACGTTTAAAGAACTCGTTAAAACTGGATGAGATTGAGTACGTAAAGCCTAGAGAACCTAAGCCATTTACGCCATTGTCACCTTCACGTTATCTGCCGAAGGTGTCACCACGAGGTCAACAATTAAGAGAGTTCTGCCATATAGGGTTAAGTAATGGAGCAAAAGAAGAAGAAAGAAGAAACGATTTATCAGTTCTCAACGAAGTTATGTCCGATCTGCAAGCGGAGCAGGTCGATAATCCAGTTTAAAAATAGTGATATTTGTAAGACTTGCAGAATACGAAGGAAAACGGTATAGTAGGTGTGTGCTTGGCAGCACATGAACGAGTAAGCCTTAAATGGGACTCTGCTGGTTACTCACCAGTCTGCCAACGCCAGTAATGGTGAGAGTCTCGTTTAAGGCTTTTTTTATTGGAAAAAGCTATGCACTATTATCAATTCAATATCGGTGATTACATAAGCCATACTTCTCATTTAACTAACGATGAGGATTTAACTTATAGAAGATTGCTCGACTTGTATTATCAAACTGAAAAGTCTTTTAGCATTGCAGACTTACCTAAAATAGCCAGAAAAGTTAAATCAAACGAAGAAATAGTAATGCTTATTTTGCATGAGTTTTTTGAGTTTAATGTTGACGATAATAGCTGGCATAACAAACGAGCGGATTCTGAAATCAAAGCGTATCAGAGCAAAGCGGATAGCGCACGTAAAGCGAATCAGATCAGATGGGGTTCTGGAAAGGATCTGAAATCAGATGCGACTCAGATCCTAAACATTAAACAAGAAACAATAAACAATATAAAGGATATACGTCCTTCAGACGTTGATGTATTAATTTGGCAAGATTTCGTTAAACATCGTAAAGCTAAGAAGTCACCAATAACTGAGACAGCATTAAACATGATTAGGACTGAGGCAAACAAAGCTAACTGGAAACTTGACGATGCTCTAACGGAAATATGTTCTCGTGGTTGGACTGGATTTAAGGCTGATTGGGTAATGAAAACTCAGGACTCAAAACCTACATTTGACGGCAGACTGCGAGGTGCAAAATGAGTGTAGATACATTGCTACAACGGCTAACGAAAGTAAAAGGTGGTAAAGGTAGGTGGACTGCTTGTTGTCCTAGCCATGAAGATCGTAGTCCTTCCTTAGCGATAAGAGAAACAGAAGATGGTCGTATCTTATTGAAATGTTTTGGTGGTTGCTCAGTTCAGGAGATAGTCGGTTCTATCGGTATGGATATAGGTGAGTTGTTTCCACCTGACGATAAGTTATCGCATCACAAGCCTAGAGTTAAAAATGCTTTTTACGCAACAGACTTACTTAGGGTTATTGAGTTTGAGTCCGTACTGGTATCTGTAGCTGCAAGCAACATAGCCAACGGAGTTAAATTAACTGATAATGACAGATCACGTTTAAGACAAGCACAAGAACGGATCATTGAGGCAGCGAGGCATATACGATGACTAAATATGAAATTATTAAATTTGCAGATGAATGTGATTTATTTGATGGAATTTGGCAGCATCCAGAGCTTAAAGAAATTAAAGCTGATAAATTTATTAAATTTGCTTATTTAATCGCAGCAGTAGAGCGTGAAGCGTGTGCAAGATTGTGTGAGCAACCTATTACTGAAATTCAAATAACAGACGATTGTAGTGAAACCATATACAAAGATTATAAAGATTGTGCTGAATTTATCAGAGCAAGGGGGCAGGGATGACTACAAACTTAGAATTAGTAGCAGTACAACTAGACGATGAGCGTAAAGCACGATTAGTTAAGTCACAGGACATTGACGTAGAAAAGTATCTGAAGAATAACGATGTAGGTCAGAAGGTTCGTATTGTTTCTGATTGGCTTAGTGAGATAGAAGAAAGCTACATTAATCCACCTATTAGCGATAATGCGACTATGCCGTTTACTAAGACGCATGGTGACTTTGCTTTTAGGTTAGGCGAGGTAACTCTATACGCTGGTGGTAACGGTGGCGGTAAGTCTCTGATAACTGGTCAGATAGCGTTGCACTTGATTAAACAGAAGCGCAAATGTGTAGTGGCATCATTTGAGATGAAACCTACTAGCACTATCCACAGGATGCTTAGACAGTTCGCTGGTGAGTTTATTGATGATCCTTTGACTAACGATAAAGAGAAGTACATCAAGGGATTAACTAAGCGATTTAACCAGTTTGCAGGTGAGCATCTTTACATCTACGATCAGCAGGGTTCCACTACGCCTAACCAAACAATAGCGATGGCTAGGTACTGCGCTGTAGAGCTAGGAGTCGAGCATATTTTTATTGACTCGTTAATGAAGGTCTGTAATGCTGAGGATAATTTCAACGAGCAGAAATACTTTGTGGATGAGCTAACCGCATTGGCACGAGATCATAACGTACACGTTCATTTGATCCACCATATCCGCAAATTACAGTCTGAAGAAGTGCAGCCTAATAAGAACGACATCAAAGGTACTGGAGCTATTACGGATCAGGTTGATAACGTGTTCATTATGTGGCGCAACAAGCAAAAAGAGAATCGCAGACGCAATGGAGACAAGTACGAGGAGGATTTGCCTGACGCTTACTTAATGTGCGAGAAGCAGCGTAACGGTGAGGCTCAGGAGAGTTACGGACTTTACTACCATCAAGGTAGCCAGCAGTTTATTGATACTTGGGGTGGTGCGACTATGGACTTTGATAACAAAGGAAAGTTTCGTGGATGATTCTTTATTTCCTGTAGAAAGAATTGCTCCTAAAAGCCCAAAAGAATTAAGAGTGCTACCTATTGGCGTTGATTTTGCAATGAAGTATAACGAGCAGTGGCACTCAAGGTTACCGGAGACACAAAAAGGAAACTTAACGAGGAACAGACATTTCTTTTTTTACGGAGCAGAGTATAAAGATAATTGTTTTGCTGTTGCAATATGGACAACTCCAGTAGCTAATAACAGATTAGCAAAAGATGAGGTGTGGCTTGAGTTACGTAGGTTAGCTATATCTGACGATGCTCCTAAGTTTACTGCTACCTGGATGTTATCTAAGATGATTAAGAAAATTAAGAAAGATTATCCTGAGATTACTAAGTTAATTTCTTATCAAGATACATCAGTCCATAGTGGAACCATATATGCTGCTGCAAATTGGGAGCTTGATGGCAAAACAAAAGGAGTAGATTGGAATAAGACAAGAGATAGAAAGCCTAGTCAATCAATCTCAGATAAATTAAGATGGGTTTATAGGTTGAACAAAAAAATAGAAATAAAAGAAAACATAACTGATAATTTTGAACAGGTAACTATAGCAATATGAATGAGTTTTTTGAGGAAGAAAGACATAGATGTGAAGTCTGGCAAGTATTACGTTGGAGAGCGCAGGACAGAAATAAGTCATCAGATTACCTACAGCTAGTGCGTAAGATGCGGGGAGGTAACGCAGCAGATAAGCTAGAGAAGGATTGTAAAGAGCAGTGGGAGCGTGGAAACAGAGGCTTAAAAGGAGATTGGCGTGACAAGTAAAGAAATAGAAGAACTAGCAGGGCATAGACCAGTATCTGCTTGGGTTGTAAAGTTAGTTAATGATGCTATAGCGATAGAACGTGAAGAATGTGCGAAAGTGTGTGATGCGTATGGTATGCCTGACGGTACAAGTGAAACAGCTAAGATGTTAGCTTACGTTATCCGAGCAAGAGGAAATAATGACTTATAAAAGGGTGGACGATAATCAAGGAGCAGTAACTAAAGCACTAAGGGCTGAAGGATGGTCAGTAACTCATCTTCACGCTATCGGCAAAGGTTGTCCTGACTTGTTGGTGGGAGTAACCAGATTTGGCGTTAAGTACAATTTCCTGCTCGAAGTCAAAGACGGTAACAAGGCATGGAAGCTGACACCAGATCAGGTTATCTGGCACTACAACTGGCAAGGTCAGGTAGATGTAGTCACAAGTCCTCAGAACGCTGTAGAGACTATTAAGAAATTACTGAAGGAAGGCAAATGACTGATCCGAATATTGCCATTGACTACATAATCAAACATTCTAAGGAATACGCTAAGGCTAAAGCTGACGTTACATTTTTGGTTGAGTTTCGCAAGACAAAAAAAGCGTTATGTTTCCAAAATAGCATGAAAAGTACGATGGCAGAGAAAGAAGCTGATGCCTATGCTCACCCAGAATATCAAGAGGTATTAAAAGGGCTTCAGGAAGCTGTAGAAAGGGCTGAGACGCTACGATGGATGCTCATAGCGGCTCAGGCTAGGGTGGATGTCTGGCGTTCTCAGGAAGCCTCTAATCGGTTCGTAGATAAGTCTTTTTAGATTTCATCTTCAAAGTAATCGAACTCGTCTGCGTACCATTCGTCATCATCTTCACAGTACCAGTACCAGATTTCTTCTTCTTCATCGAAAGACCAAGCTATGCCTTCTTCATCGTACTCAAAGTCATCAGCAGCAAACTCAACTTCATCGGATTCTACGTAAACAACTACATCGCCAACGGTAATAGTGACCATAATTTTCTCCATATAAACACAGCCCGACGCTGTAAAAACTATGCTACCAGAGAATTGTGACTGCTGAATAAATAGGCATTAACAAAAAGATAACACATGATATACAGGAATAAAACATTACTTGAGATTGCTAGAGATATGCCTTGTCAGCATTGCGGTATGGATGATGGAACTGTTGTAGCTGCTCACTCAAATCAGTTGCGAGATGGAAAGGGACGTGGTATAAAATCACATGATTATCGGATAGCTTCTTTATGTTATACGTGCCACATGGAGCTAGATCAAGGTAAGAATTTGAGTAAGCAAGAACGTGTAGAGATGTGGGAAGAAGCGCATAGGAAAACAATCGGTTTGCTATTTGATAACAACAAGCTACAGGTGATTAAATGATGAAGAAAACTAAGTCAGAAAAGAAAATGAGTAAGGTGTACAACGAGTTTAAAGAAGGTACTTTGCACTCTGGTAAGGGTGGCCCTGTAGTGAAGTCCAAGAAACAGGCGGTCGCAATTATGTTATCCGAAGGGAAAGTAGCTAAGAAGAAAGCTAAGAAATGAAAACAGGACTCTACGCAGCAATTCATGCTAAACGGAAACGCATAGCAGAGGGTTCAGGCGAAAAGATGAATAAGCCTGGTACTAAGAACGCACCAACTAAGGCTGACTTCAAGTTAGCTGCTAAGACTGCAAAGAAAAAGAAATGACAGCCGCTTGGACAAAGAAAGCAGGAAAGAATCCTAAAGGTGGACTTAACGAAAAA